AGACACTAGCCTCTGGCTGTTGGTCTGAGTAAAGGAAGTTGTAATCAACGTGCTCCTCAATGACCTTGTGAACAGTGGTGCCGAACTCCGAGGACTCAATGGTGTCACCAGTAATAGGGTGCTCCCTTGTTCCGTATGTTAGACGCTCGATGTCCTGCCATACGAGGTGCGGGAACTGTCGGGCCAGGGATGTAATCATCTTGGGTTTGTAGATACTATCCAAGAAGGCATCCTTTACTATGCCGAGGACAGTAGTAACGGATGGGTAGACTTTTGTTTTCTTCTTAGCCTGAGCTGGGGTAGTTATATCACCCTCGAACTCGGGCTCGGATACGTCAGTGCAATTATAAAAGTGAGCCATTATAGTTCCTCCTGGTCCATTACGTATTCGATTGCTTGACGAAGTGACTTGATGCTGATGCCATCGCAGGGCATTGAGACTATCGGGTCAAAGAATCCTTCCTTGTGGATTTCACAAATGTTAATACTGCCATCAATGTCCGCTTGCCAGATGTGTGTTAGACCCTGGTCAGCGAAGTAATCAAAAACTTCTTCGGTCTTTCTTGGTGGTAACTCACTGTGTTCAACGACTTGAATTGCTGAAGCAATCTCGTCGGCTAAAGTATCGGAAGTCTTGGCTTGGTGCTCGAGCTCCTGAACTACTTCGTATGCGTTGTCTTTAGTTATGTTCATCATTGTGTTAGTTTATGTATTAGGGTTGCTAGTAAGACTGAACCCCCGACTCCGAGGATGCAACAGAAAACTACAACGGCGGAATAAAAAACATCTTTACCGCCTTGGACTAATTCTTCGTATTCATTTTTCTTCATATTATTTATTGGCTACTCTCTGGATTAAAGTTACGAATGCCTTGGCGGCAGTCTGATTCACAACCCCGTTACCTAGGAGTCTAAGTCGATCCACTCGGTTGGTAGTTGCGTCCACCCCACGGGTAGTCCCATCAGATGCTCGACCCAGTTCGGATTCAGCTTGCCCGTTGCCTTCCCGCAGTGACCCGCTATGTCCTCCTCCAGGTTGGACTTCTTGCGATTGGCTAGATGCTCGCGGTTCTCCTCCGTTATCTGAGGATGAACCTTGTTGGCTCTTGGTGTCGGCCACGACTCTTGGCTCTTCCCACTCGTGTTGGTGCTCGCCTGGTCGAGAAGGCCATCTTGATGGAAGACTGCTCGTGGCAACTGGTCTACTCTGCCCAGTGCCTTGCCGTCCCTCTCTGTGCTCATCCCCGCTGTGTCCTTCCAGTCCCGAGCCGATGCCGTTGGCCAGTTCTTCTCTTCGTGAGTCTCCACCGCATCCCGCAGTTTCGCTCCGAAGGTTTGATTGCTCCTGTGTCTCTTGCTCTTGAAACCCTTCTCTGTCATCTCCGTCTCGATGCGTCCGCCCTCCGCGTCCGATGTCCTCGCTGTTGGCCATCCCAAGGATGAAGACTCGCTTTCTCTGATGAGGTGCGCCGACTTCTTCCGCTGAGAATACTCCTGCCGTTGCTCGGTAACCCAGTCCTTCCAACTCTCGGAGGACATATTTGAGAACTGATTCTCCGTCCCCTGTCTTGGCTGAGATGATTCCTCCAACATTTTCGAGGAAAACAATTCTGGGTTCGCAGTCCCGGATTCCATCTCTGATGTATGGGAACAGGTGTCTAGGGTCATCAGTTGCTTTACGCTGTCCCGCACAACTGAAGGGTTGGCACGGGAATCCGCCAGATAGGATGTCCACTTGTCCACGAAACTTTCCGTATGGGAATTGTTTAACGTCCGTGAAGACAGGTGCTTGATCCAGTTCTCCCGCTTCCATCTTTGCAACCAGGTTCGCGACAGGGAATCCTTCCCTCTCCACGTAAGCGATTTCTCGCAGGCTTGGGAGAACTCTTCGGAGTCCAAGCCCAATGCCTTCGTATCCTGAACAAAGGCTGATGTGTGTAATTGCTTTGGTAGTATCCACATTTTATCTTTCTATTTTAGTATTGTTTTTTTTTCTTGACAGGTTGTCAAATTGTTCCCTACCTTAGGGAAGTCTTCCATCGGTAGTCAATCCCTTAGTAAGTAATTTTTTTATAAAAAATATTTGGACATAGGGACTGGCTACCATAGGGTAGGCAGTCATAGGGTAGGGTCAGCACTCCGCTGTGAAGTAGCAGGCTCCGTCTTCCTCAAGGCACTTGAGAATCTTTTCACCAAGGGCCAGGTCAGCGTAGTCACTAACCTCTTCGCGAGTGATGTTGTTCTTGTCCAATTCATCTTGGTTATACCAACCCTTGTCCTCAAAGAATTCGTGAACCTTCTTGTAGTTCAGTCGATCTTTAATCTTCTTGATACCTTCCTTGACGAAAGGGATATGCTCGGACTGAAACCCGTATTCTAATTGACTTGGCTCAACCCCCTCGAAGCCGAACTGGTCGGCGGCATTGGATGCTTGCACAGCAACCCAGAACTTTCCTTCTATATCTCCGTTGTAGTATCTTCCCATATTGTTTTCCTTTCTCTTGTTAGGCTAGTGAGAATCGCTTGATAGCCTTCTCAGTAGTTATGAATTGGTTGAATCCATCAACTGTTTCGATGATGAAGGGACGCTTCGGCGCACGGGACTTGTATCCACGTAGGTAGTATAGCTTGCCAGTCCTTGGGTCTTTGAGCTTGGCTCCAAGCCAATCCTTAGGTATGCCTAGGAACTCGTGGTTCTGGTTGAGGTAAGTCTCCTCCTTCGATATCGGTCTGCCCGTTTCTGACAGGAGTTCAACCTCCAGTTTGAAGGTGGCACTAAGGTCGGAGTAAGTGCATCCGCCCATACGTATGGACAATCCAAGTCTCTCTCCAACGGAGGCTAGCTCGGCCTTTAGTTCTGTTCTGATGTCCTTGCAGACATCGCGGTCAATCTTATCTATGTGCATTGTATTCATTAGTAGTATTTCTTTTATCGTTATACCATTATTCCTAGAGTAGGAATGAATAGTTCAAATGGTTCCTTGGTCTTGTGAACTCCAAGTAATTCGTATTGTCCTTCGATGCGCTCGTAGATATTCATCTGGGCGTTAGCATCCTGGCCGTGCATCTTATTGAAGCGATACTTGCGAGTTTTGAGTTCTTCGGCGTTGTCAAAGGGTTTTCCGTTACGGCTGCCCTTGCTTGTTCTGATTATTGTAGTATATTTTTTATTGCTCATCGTTTATCTGTTGTTCGATTGCGTCATTGACAATCATTACGTCCTCCTTTGATAGAGAATTGATTGGTATCTCTTTGTATTCATCTGAGTCCGTCAAGTAACTGACCCGCATAATTTGTATGTGCTCGATGCGAACTTCCTTCCAACTCTCAGTAACCCATTGGTTACCGCACTCGGAACTGCACTCGCACTCCATTAGGTGCCAATCAACATCGGCATCAATCAAGAACGCCTTGTCCCTGAGTTCTAATTCTATTTCTACTTCTTCCATATGTATCCTTATTGTTCATTATTCATAAAGGTCTTCAATCTTTTTCTGGTTTTTTCTTATGTGATGTTGAGCTTCACTTACCTTATCCATCCAGTATCTGATGGTTCTAAGGTAGCTTTGCTCCGCGTATTCCTTCGTTGATAGGCTAGCCCGGTCAGTATTATATACCGAATCGGTGCCGAATATTTTCTTTAGCTCGGCCTGTTGGTTGCCGATGTTGTCGATTATTTCTGATATATGTTTTGTATCGCTCATTGTTATGGTTCCCATCTTTTTAGTAAGTAGATTAGGGTCTTGGAAATATCCTTGCATACCTTGGAGATGTCATTCCTCAGTTCAAAGTTCTCATCAACTTCGGTTGCCCCGTTGGATATCAGAACCTCAAGCTGAGTCCTTAGCTTATAGTTCCTGTCCATTAAGTCTTGGTTCTCATCCATTAGAGCCCTGTTCCTGTGCACGAGTCCATCGTATATGCCCTCGTATGCCCTTGGGTTCTCGTATGAGACGTTGGCCTTGGGTCGGACGTATATGCGTATCTCTTGCGCTTCATCCAGTGGGATGCTTGGTCGGTTACCCCACGGGGTTTTCGGTTTCGATCCCCGTAGGACCAGGCGATAAGAGCTACCGCACTTCTTGGCGTTCTCTCGCATTTGTTTAATGGTCTTCCACCCATCCTCATTGTTCTCTACCTTCATAAGGTAGTCGTGTTTCTGTTTCTTTATCTGTTCCATTTTTCTTTTATTGTTACCCATATTATGGCTTGTGCCTCGTATGCCTTGAGCTTGTGCTCCTCAGCTATACGTGCTGTGATTGCTTCGACCCGTCTGTATTGGGTCGCTGTTAATGTTTCTACTGTATCCACAATCCCGTCATTGGGCTTGCATAGACAGGCTCTTACGTGCCACTTGTCCACAGTCACGTGCTTCTCGCTCAGTCTGCCGATGTTCATTGCAAAGGCGTGAGTCTTTGGGCTTGTTACCGCTATGGATAGTCCAGTCTTTAGAGTCTCCCAAGCCTTTCGCTTGTTAGGATTGTAAGTGCATACCTTGAAGCTGTCGATTGTCCGCCCTTCTACAAAGGCTTTGATCATTGCTTCTGCATCTTGCTTGTTGCGCTCCCACTTGTTATTAGGTGAGAGGATTGATAGCACGGCCGCGACAATGTATCTGTCCACTTTGTATTTTTTACTAAGATACTTAGTGAACTTTTGCGCTTCTTTATACCACGCCTTGCCTAGCTTCCATTGCTTCTTAGTCGCTTGCAATAGCCACGCTGTCTGACAGTTGTATACTACCCTGTCCGTAGTTTTTGTTAGTGTTTTCTTCATTTTTTATTTATCGGTAATAGCCTAACTTCTTAAGTTCGTCGATTAGCTTTTTACTGCCGTGCCTATTTCCGTAGGATTTTAACAGTTCGTCTTCTAATTTTGCTAACAGGTTTTGCATTTTCTGTAGTAAAACTGCGGTTAGTAGTATTGCTTTCATAAGAATTCTATTACATAATCGGGCTCCAGTCCGAAATATTCTTCACATATGTGCTCTGCGCTTACTAAATCGCCTGCGTCCAAGTATGAGTTGAACTGCCTCCTTGCGTCCTGGATTTGTTCGTCGGCCTCGTCTGAGGTAAGTTCGTCCCGTTGCATCAGGACTGATTTTAATGAGTCTGCCATTTTATTTTCCTTTTGTTATATTAGTTCTACTGTTGCGTCCTCCGTCCATCCTAGATGCACGATTGAATTCCAAATTCCGTATTTCTTTTCTTCTTCTTCTGATAATGGGGCCAGGCCTTTTCGCCTGCACCATTCCACGTATTGTTCGTAGTCTGTTTTATACATATCTTACTGTCTCCGTTTGTATGTTTATGACTCTCGCGTCATCTCCCATTGATGATATCCAGTCTTTTGCTGGTTTGCTTTTCTTTGTCTTCGAAGCGTTAGCCTTGTGTGCTCTCGCTGGTTTGTTTGTGATTCGTGCTTTTGCACGGGACCAGCTCCAGTCTTGCTTACCTTTGCGACTGTCGTTGGTCCAGTATTTTACTGAGTTTTGCTTCATCTTATTCTGTAGATTGGTTGCTTAATTGCTTAACACTTGCGCCACGTGAAGGCCCTACTTGCAAGCATTACTCCCGCGGGATGATAGGCGCGTAGCGATATCAAAATTTGTATTGCGGGTTCCAAGGTTTCGGCGATTGCTCGCTATCTTGAAAGCATACGTGTATGCTCGTTATATCGGCTCGGCGTTTCTCTCCTATTGGCATTTTACCTTACATTTAACATCTTATTGCACTAATCACGGCGGTTTGAATCGCTATAGCTGTAAGTTCAGTGTGGTCCAAATCATCGGCACTTAACCCTTTTTAACTCAGATTTTAAAGATTCTGTAAACTTAAGAACTGCGGGCTGAGTGGTTCAGTAACTCTCTTTCTTTCTCCCGCATTGACTGATTTTATTAAAAGAACGTAAGCCTCTCGGCTATGATTAATACAATGGGGCCAAAAATGCTTAAGTCAACTGTTTTTCAGTCTTTTTTTCATTTAATTGAATCTTTTTTCTATCTTATTCACGGCCGTGAAAAGGGCCATCGCAGCCGAGCACCTAGGTGGACTAGTGCTCAAGTGTGCACCATTGCAGCCTAAAGTAGTGCGCAAGTGTTCAGTAAATCAGGCCACAAGGGCCCGGTCAAGTAGCTGGACTAATGCAAATCGGGTCCAATCATTAGCAAAACTTATCAATATAAATAGGCCTACAAGGCATTTAAAACGATTGCGAAGGGCATTATACCACTTGAAACCCTAACCACGTATACGGCCACCTAGGGCCCTTGACGGCCGAGATAGATTTTTGAGAAAAATGAAAGGATAAAATGCAATCAATGATAGGTATAAGCTATCCTAATCCTAGTCAATCCCAGTATTAATCCATCACCTCTCACGAAAATAAATAGTGCTCTTATGTGCACCTGCCTGCCTGTCCGCCTGGAATTAGCCGGGCTTATGCAAGGACGACCTACTATTAGCTCCCCTTATAGCCCCACTGGTAGTGCTCAGGTGTTCACCTGTCCAGCTAGAAGTAGTTGCGCTAATGCTGGCTGTCAGAGCTATTAGAAAAACTAATGGGGTGGGGGCGGTCGGACTGTGGCTGGACACGCTATGTATATATATAAAAGGGACGCCTTAAAAAAATAATCCTCTCATAGCCCTTACCTGTGGTAGCCCTACCCTCGGTAGCCATACCCTCTGTTTCCCCTACCCTTGGTAGCCCTTCCTTGACTTCCCTTTTTCGTTATGACGCGCTCACTTGGGGTTCGCGTCACTCATAATATATTTAATATCCTTAGGGCTTGGAAACCCTATGGTAGGGAGTATAACATATGGGCTGACTACGGTGTCAAGTAAAAAAGGCTTGACAGTCAGTATATAAGTTATTCTAATGCGGAACAGATGGAGGATAAGTCAAAACAAGAGCAACAGGATTTGATACAACAGATCAAGGAAAGCATTCACGAGATTGCTTCCGACAAACATATCCATAGTATTAAGAGCCTAAGCGTCTACGATCCCGACAAGGTAGCTAAGTTACTGTATCTATACAGCACGGGCTCTAGCCAGACTAAGCTAGTCCGTAAATACGGCTACGACAGGGAGACTGTTATCTCGGTTCTGGCGGATTACGCTGACCATATGGGGAAGTTCCGGGAACTCAGTGGTAGGATCGCGGCAAAGAACTACTTGAACCTATCCAGCTTGGAGGAGGACTTAATAGATAAAGTTCGTGACCGAATGGAGAATGACCCCGAAATGGAGGTATCCTTCCGGGACTTGAAGGAACTATCAATAGCTAAGGCTAACTCAGCTAGGGAAGCCCTGACAGCCAGGGGAGAAGCTACGCAGATTACTGAGGAGCGCAAGGTGTATACTCAGGATGAATACGAGGCTACTATACAGGCGGCCAGGGAGCGTATCGAGAAGGCTAAGATAATAGATGCGGAGGTAAAGGATGCCTAGATCAATAATGGATGACAGTTATGACCCCATATACGAGCAAGTAAAGGGTATACTGGGCGAGCACTTCGAGCATTACTGCTTCATAGTAATGGATGATATGGGTGAAGTATTCTTTGATTACGACCACCTGCCCGCTGGGCGGATGCTTCTCAGTGAAGCTGGCGAGGAAATGCGTATTGATAACCCAGACGTTGAGATTGAATGGGAGTTCGAGGAACTGGATGAGGATGATGACGAGGAGTATTATTAATTATGGGAAAAGGAAGCGCACCCCGAAAGGGACACAATGCTGTAAAGCAAGGTAAGAACTACGACGATATTGACTGGAGTAAAAAGCCCACCGATAGAGAAGTAATTGTTCGTGTAAATGGCAAGAAGGTCTAATGCTGATTGATTTTACAAAGCACCCAATCCTCAAAGCCCCTACGGACGAGGAGATAATCCTTCTAGGTGAAGCTGACCCCAGCCTCCTGTCCGATTTGCACGAGGCTCACGAGGGACGTATACGTGCAGCGGAGAGTGATCCCTTACGTCACGGCTTTGATCTGCCCGGCTGGGAGCGTATGCGGGATGCTATTGAGAAATACGATGAGGTCATTACCTTCGGTGGTAATAGAAGTGGTAAGACCACTGGCTGTGCCAAGATGGTTATGCAGGCCGTTACCGAGAATCAAGACGGTCACGTTGTGTGCTTCAGCCAGAACGCGGACACATCCGTAAAGGTTCAGCAAGCGGCTGTATGGGAAATGATGCCCAAGGAGTTCAGAAGGAAGACAAAGGGAATTGAAGGATATATTAATTTCAGTATGCAGAATGGCTTCACTGGCTCTAGTTTCATATTTCCTGATACTAGAACTAGGGTGGACTTCAAAACCTATACGCAGTTCAGTAACAATCAGACCATCCTTGAGGGCTTCGAGTTCGGGTTCAAGAACTCCGAGAGGTTGAACATAGGTGCCTGGCTGGATGAATACCTAGGGGATGCAGCGTTGGTTAATACACTACGCTTCCGTCTAGCTACACGGGACTCCAAGATGATCCTAGGGTTCACACCTATTGACGGATACACACCCTTTGTTTCCGAATACCTGAAGGGTGCGGAGACGCTGGAGACTAAGAACGCAGAGCTTCTAGGTAAAGATGTCCCCGTTCAGCAATACAGCCCTGAGCGCGATGCTGGGATTGTATATCTGCATTCGGATGAGAACCCGTTCGGTGGTTATGATCGTATAGCCAAGGACTTAAAGAACTCCAGCGAGGATCAGATAATGGTTCGTGCCTACGGCTTACCGACGAAGTCAATGACTTCACTACTCCCGAACTTTACTCCTGAGCTGAATGTAGTAACAGATGAGCCCAACAAGCACGGCATTAAGTTCCCGGATAAGGATTCCTTGACTTGGTATCAGATAGTTGACCCCGCCTTTGCCCGTAACTACGTTGCTCTCTGGGCTGGAGTATCCGAGGAGGATGAGATATTTATACGCAAGGAGTGGCCGGACAGGGATACTTACGGCGAATGGGCGTTGTTCGGTGACCCCAAGTGGAGATACGGACCCGCTTCCAAGAAGATTGGCTACGACGTAGAAGGATACGTGGAGTTATTCAAAGAAATAGAGGACGATCTAGGTATAGATGTTATGGAACGCATAGGGGACTCCAGGTTCTTCGCTAAGGAGAATGAAAACAATGTTGATCTCTTTACTAGATTCTATGACTACGGTATGAGCTTCCTGCCGTCCGATGGTCAGACTGAGCAGATTGGTTGCACCGCACTGGACGAGTGGTTCAATTACAACCCGAACTTCGATGTAGATGAAGCCAATAGACCAAGGTGCTACGTGCACCAGGACTGCGGGAACTTAATAGAAAGTATTATTAACTACAATTCACAAGGTAAATCCGATGAAGCCCTGAAGGACTTCTTTGATGCTCTTAGATATTTTAGAATGTCAAACGCTGGAATGGGTCCGGATTACTTTACAATAAACGAAATGCAAACAACAACTAGATCAAAAGGAGGATACTAATGCCTAAAAAAAGATTAATACAAATTGCAACCGAACAGGAGGTTGAGTTCGAGGAAGCTATGCGAATAGCTGAGGAAAAACTACCAGAGGGTTCATTAACAGGAACGGGTAAGAACACTTGGGTAACTGAGGAAGGCACGGCTATTCTTGAGGATTCCTTAATGATTGAGGAAATTATACCCAAGCATTATTTGGGTCACGTTCTGGGAGAATGCCCGAATCCTAGGTATAACTACGTATACAATAAAGATATTGGTAAAAGGGTTCCTATGCTTGTCCCCAGAAAGTGGCAAGGCAAGTTAATAGGAAAGGTTATTACCTTCGAGGCAATATCGGACAACAAAGGGACGAGTTACCGCTATGTGCGAAAAGGACACTGATATTACTCTAAATCGAAATTGGTGCAGGGAGCAGGTTGATAGGTTCGCAGCCTGGGAAATGCTTAGACGGTATGTATTGCACGAGACTGGAGTTCCAATGACAAATGCAGAGCTATGTGATACAATAGGCGTATCATCTACTTACACAATTCGGTTGTTAAAATCCGTGCACAAAAGATTAGAATCCCAAAATGATAACTGATAACGTTTCAGAATCCCTAACATATTTACAGGAGGAGCCAGATATTAAGACCCTCCGTCTAGCCTATGACCAAACGGTCAATGAGCTAGAAGCATACTTTGACCTCTGCCGTACATCCTACGATGACCGCAGGAACTTCTGGCCAGGCAAAAGCCGTGACCACCGTAAGCACGGAGCCGATGCTTTCCCTTGGGAGGGTGCATCCGATATGGAGTGCCATCTTATTGATGAGCGCATTACTAGGCTTGTATCTTTATTTATGGCATCCCTTAACCGAGCCAACGTAAGAGCATTCCCTGTAGAGAGTGGAGATATAGCTCGAAGTCGCGTTGTTTCTGGATTTTTAAAGTGGATGGTATCCTCTGGATACATACCTAGGTTCCACCGCGAGATGGAACTAGGTGCCAATTATTTGCTTGAGCGAGGTATATTGATTACATATATTGGCTGGCAGAAGGAAGATAGACGCTTTCTGCAACAACTGGATATTGATCAGATTGCACAGGTTAGCCCGGAAGTCGCTGTAGCAATACAGGATGGGAAAGACGATGAACAGCTAGTTACCTTGCTTCAAGCAACCTTTGAGGGGACAACAAAGAAACGAGCCAAGAAAGCATTACGTGAACTAAGAAAGACTGGAGTAGCTGAACTTCCTATTGTTCGTAGACAAGTCAACGCTCCGGATGTTAAAACACTTGCTCCTGATGGTGATTTCTTTTTTCCCCCATATGTTACTGACCCCCAGCGAGCACCTTACTGCTTCTGGAAAACTTATTACACCCCACAGGAACTAGAGAATAAAGTAGTTACTGATGGATGGGATGAGGACTTCGTTGATTACATCATATCTAAATACAGAGGTGTAAACATTGACAGCATTGAGCGCGAACAGGAAGGTCGCAGAAGCCTAAGCCTATCTGATAATGCTTACGAGGCTGATGAACTAGTAGAAATTTGCTACGCTTATCAACGCCTTATTGACCAAGAGGATGGGGCTGAAGGCATTTACTGCACAGTATTCCACAAGGAGTTCAATGGTAATGCAGAGGTTCCGGGATACGCTAAGTTTGAATTACTTAATGGATACGAGGATTATCCTGTAGTAATAACAAAACTATCAGAGGACAGCAAGCGTCTGTATGACACAACTACTGTTCCTTCAATTCTTCGAGGTATACAGAACCAAGTCAAGGTTGAGCGAGATTCCAGAGTTGACCGCAACAGCTTGGCTACACTTCCTCCAATCCTGCACCCAGTAGGTCAGGCTCCTAATGATTGGGGACCAGGTCGAATGATACCATATCGTCGTAAGGGTGACTTGGACTTTGCTCCTACACCTCCACCGCCTACTGGCTCTATTGAAATGGAAAATACCTTACTTACTCTATCGGATAAGTTAGTAGGACTGGATGAGGGCTCACAGATTAGTCAAATCAGACAGCAGTTCTTGGTGGACAAGTTCCTTAGCCATACCGCTGAGGTAATCAAGATGGCTTACAAGTGCTTCCAACGCTTTGGTCCTGACGAAGTATTCTTCCGTGTAACTGGTGTGCCGGATGCTCAAACATTCGACAAGGGTAACCCTGACGAGAACTTTGACATTATGGTTAACTTCGACGTTCAGAACAATGACCCAGAAACTGTTGAGAAAAAACTACAGCAGTTCGTTGCGTTGAATCAACTGAATGCCAACAACCGCCTGAACGTAGATAGTCTCTTAGATGTCGCCGCAGCAAGCATTGATCCAGTAATGGCTGATGCTGTCCTACAACCAGTAGAAAACGCACAACAACAAGTTGTTGAACAAGTTACTGATGACCTATCTAAAATCTTTGCAGGTATTGAAATGCCAGCTAGACCTGCTGGAGCACAGATCGCACTTCAAGTAGTAGAACAATATGCACAACAACCCGACGTTGCACAAAGACTACAGACTGACCAAGCCTTTGCGGCTCGTTTGCAAAAATACATTGGTCAATACACATTCCAGATGCAACAGGCTCAGAACGCTCAAATTGGTAGGGTTGGAACGGCCCCTGCACAAATGGGTTCAATTGATACACAGAACATATAATGCCCGACAATCTTACACCTCAAGAGTTTGCACTCCAAAAGCAAAAAAATCAACAGAATGATTTAAGGAACTTGTTAATGGCTACACTTCTTGAAGCCAGAGGCGAAGGAGAGGAAGGAATGTTTGCAGTTGCTCGAAGCATTCATAATCGCAAAAATCTTATAGGAAGTGGTCAAGTTCCTGCCTATACTTTTATGCCAAATAGCAAAAATAAAAAACCAAGCTATACTGATATTATTACGCACAAGGATCAATACAAGGTTTATGATGGCCAAAAGGAAGTGTTTAAACGGCAAAAGTCCAAGATTACTCAAGAAGATGTAAACATAGGAGTAAGGGCATTAGAGATAGCACTTAATGATAAGCTTGCAAAGCAATACATCAAAGATAAAGGTCTTGACGATAGAACGTATGATGCTGTAAATTTCCGAGGCAAGGATGCCAAATTTGATGCCTCTCAGCAAACAGGAAAGTTTGTTGTAGGAAATCACATTTTTAATTTATCAGGTAGTCCTTTTGCTGATAAGTATAAGAATAAGTAATGCAAATACAAGACGATATAAAGACGCTTCATAACTACGAGGCGTTCGCTAGATTTATTAAGATGGTTCACGAACTCCGGGAAGAAACCATTGCTGAGTTGCACGAATCAACCAGTGACAATATCCAACAAGTTTCTGGTCGTATAATTACGTATGACCAAATATTGCAGTTAGTCAACTGGTCAGAGCTTTCAAGGAAGCATTCTGATCGTATGTAACTACCTGTGTTATAATTCAAAAATCGCCATCGCTCGGCGTTAAGGAGTGGAATAATTATGACAGAAGAAATAGCAACTGCTGACGCTGAAGCAGGTAAAATATCAGTGGACAAATCAAATA